CGAAGACGCTCAAGCGTATGCTGAAGAAGGCGGGCCTCAAGGTTTCTGGCAAGAAGTCGACGCTCACGAAGCGCGCGAAGTCGGCGCACCTCATTCGCGGCGGCACTGCGTCGTCGGGCTCGGCCGAGCAGGCTAACCCTCTGGGTCCGAGTGGAACGTGGGGAGCTGTGTAATTTCCTCGCGTAAGAACAAAATGTCAGGCAACATGGATAAGAATCTCTCTGGAGTTGATGTTCCTTCTGGTCAGCAGTTTACGGGTGGTCGCCGCACCCTTAAGGCCAAGACGCTCAAGCGTATGCTGAAGAAGGCGGGCCTTAAGACGTCTGGCAAGAAGGCGACTCTACGTGCCCGTGCCAAGAAGGCTCACCTGGTTCGCGGTGGCACTCGTCGCAGTCTGTTTCGCAAGTTCTTCTGACTAGGCGGGTCATTCTCAGGCGTTGGAGACTACCCGTTCAAGTCTGGTGATCCAGGCACAGGGCAATCTCAGAAATCAGCGTAAACAACTCATCTGAAAATCCATAATGAGAACCATTCGCCTCCATCGCAGGTGGCTTACGGCTAGACGTGGTCTTCTTATGACACAAACTCACAATCACATCTTGGGGAGAAAACTCCCGGCACATGTCTTCACGACCGTGAAGGAATGCGTCACCCTCTGCAATCTGCTGATCAGGAAACTTCTGCTTCTCCCAAAACGCCCGTGTGAAACACATCGTAGCCTCAGATACACGCTGAGACATCGGCAACGTGATCGGGGGGACATTCATGAACGACTTTTTGTCATGAATCTCGTAGCACGGAAGGACTGTTGAAAACAGACACTCGCGTCGAGGTTCTGCAAGCATATGTGCAACCCTACTCAACACAGAGTTATTCGGGTACACATCGTCATCGTCCATCATGACTAGAATGTCATGCTTTGCACGAGAGATACCAAGATTGCGCTTTGCGCCGATGGTCATCTGTTCAGTGAGAATGTAGGTAACGTTCGGAAGATCTGACACTAGATCCTTGATTGGGTCGTCACCATCATCCACGATAACCCACTCCAGAAGGTGCTCGGGGTACGTCTGGGCAAGGAACGAATACTTTGCAAGTGGGATGAACGGGCGACGATTACGAGTCAATGTAATGATCGACACAGGAGGAAGGTCAACTTCTTTCGGCAGCTTCTCCTCCAGAGAATAGGGCTGCAGTCCCGTGAACAACGTATCCAATCGTGACAGCATTGCCTTGACGAATGTCTCATGACGGTCCTCATATGACTCACGACTGTCCATCATGATCGAGCGGCGGTCGTCGGCTGATAGCTTAGTGTAATCAACAAATGCATCTGCAAGAGAGTCAACATCAACATCCTCTAACACTCCCAGACACTGAGGATGTGCCATCACCTTTGCATTGGACACCCAAAGGGCATTCTTTGTCAACTCACGAAAGGGCTGAATGGGGCTAAGAATCGGGATGCACCCAGCCGACATGGCCTCGTTGACTGCATGTCCAAACCCCTCCGCTGCAGACGTGCAGACCACGAGAGCAGACGTATGAAGGAGGTCCTTAAACTCCTCTTCGGGAATGACTCCCTTGACATCGATCTTGGTCTTTAGTTCTTCCGGGATCTCAACTGCCACACGCTCTGGATCACGCACGATTGTGAGATGAGGAAGCTTGGGGAACACGTCTGGCTTCTGCGAAAGGATGCGCATGTACGTCTGAAGAATCGGCTTCGGGTTACGCCAAATGTTCTTTCCAACAGGAACAATCCCCTTCATAGGATCCTTGTTGGTCTCATATCCCTTGTCGATCGAGGTCCAACCAATGTACTTGACATTGGGCGTCCACTTCAGGAACAGCTCCTCAGCCTCCTTCGTCTTGACCCAGATCTCATCGATCATCTTTGAGTACGGCTCCCATGTAGCATAGGTCCACTCCTGGTTCGGCACCCAGATGTTCTTCGATGCATACACAAACAGAGAAGGATTGATCACCTCAATGAAGAAGTTCACCTCAGCCTGCGGACACTGTGGAAACTGATGAGGAACATGGCGAATCTTAGCATCCTTATCCAATACATGTGCAACCAACCCATGCAGAATGGAGACGTCCTGTGAGACGCCCGTATTCTTGCCGAAACTACCAATAAAATTGACTCGCATTACTTTACTTCGTGTTACGTTTCGTAAATGTCTTCCGCGCATGACGACGCACCGTCTTACGTCGAAGATTCATTCGCTTCCATGACTCAATGTCTCTCGGTGCACAGGGGGTTAGTGCAATAGGCCTGTCACGAAACCATTCTGGTGTACCAATGGTCAGAAAGGGAACTGGTTTTGCATTCTCTATATCTCCAAAGCTCTGGCTCAGATTGAAGCAGTGATTGTACATTCGATGCGTTCCAAACCCATAGAGGTCGTCCATTGGGTCCGTGCAATATGCGCGGTCGTCTAGCTTGAGATCTGTGCCTGTCCATCGTAAGCCGTCGATTGGGCGATACATTTTCCACGAGGATTCCCATAGATACCACCGTGACCCCTCATGGAGGAACACGCGGTCGCCATAGCGTATCATTGAGACTACCGCAGAACTTAGACAGAAAATCCAGACGAGTGAATAATGAGTGGATGTATATACCTTATTCGTAATTTAGAAAATGGTAGATGTTATGTAGGTCAGACACGATTTACAAATCCTATTCGAAGATTTAGTATTCATGTCAATTCGAGTAAGAATGGATCACCCTATGCGCTACATGCGGCTATTAGAAAACATGGTGTCCATTCGTTTAAAATCGATCTGTTATGTTTAGTCCCATATGCTTCATTAAATAACATGGAATCATATTTTGCAGAGCAGTACTCATCTTACACATGGGATACGCCTGGTGGATATAACATGGTATGGTGCGGTGGTAGTAAGGTAGCGCGATCTGGTATCAAAATGCCTGAATCCACAAGGGCCGCATTAATCGCAAGCAGAACCGGTAGCAAACATACAGACGAATCAAAACAGCGGATGTCTGAAGCATTAAAGGGTCGAATTTTATCACCCGAAACAATCTCGAAGAGCGCTGCATCTCGTACTGGACGCAGACTATCGGATGAAACAAGGGCAAAGATAGCAGAGAAGGCGCGTGGGCGAATCATAGGCGAAGAACAACGTGCAAAGATATCCGCCAGTCTGAAAGGAAAACCTGGTCATAAACATTCAGACGAAACAAGGGTAAAAATGTCTACAAGAATGATTGGAAATAAGATGACCCCTGAAAGTATTGCTAAAATGATAGAAACGAAAAAATCACGATCACAGAAATGATTTGAGCTCACCGGTACGCGTTCCATAGATCTGCATGTCCTTCGGGCGCTCGATCGGCTCAGGGAAGTCGAGGATGTCCTTGCGGTAGCGCTTGTATGCAACGATCTCAACCATGATTCGGTTAGAGGCAAATGCAACTACGCGCTGGTTCAGCTGATCGAGCTCAGTAGCAACATTGTCTGGGTCGTTCTGAGCATACTGAAGGTAGTAGCTACGCATGATAAGCATCAGGTCAGCTTCACTCTGAGGGCTGATATTGTTCTCGCCGTTGCTCATCTCCAGGACTGCATCGTGGATCTTCTGCTGGAGGTTATCGATGTTGCTCTGACTGAAGAACACGCTATTGAGCGGCGTATTACTGTGACGGTACTGGATCTGCTCAGCCACGAGGCGGGGGATCATAACCGGCTCATCAGCAGCGTAGAGAGTCCCGCGCGGAATCGGCAGCTTCTCCTCGCTGTCAGAGAGTGGAAGACGTCCCGAATGCTTGGGGGCATTCGGGATGGCAGTTCCGTTGTAGAAATCTGAAAGACTGTTAACCCAGTATTGCACAAGGGATGACATTTGTGTAGAGGGGGGAAATTACTGTGTGATTTTGCCTCCGAGCTGGCCCGTGTCTGGTTCAAGGCATGTGAGTTCCAGTGTATAGGTAGGCTGTAGGGATATATTCAAGAAAGGTAGGTTCTGTGCAAACTGGGCAGGGTTGACGTTGTACTGCACGGGGAAAGAATACATTGTGTATGTGTTTGCATCGGGTGCATTTGAATATGTCGCCGTCACACTACCGTCTGCAGCCGTGTTCAGGAAGTTTGGAATGATAAACCCGTTGTACGAAGCTTCATAGGATGTCGATCGCAGAGTATTGTTGGATGAGGTACGTTCTACATATCGACCCGTTTCAGGCTCCTTCACGTAGTCCAACAACTGAAGGACGGGGAATGATGTGGATGAAAGTGCAATCGCCAGTGATCGCTTGTCATCACCTGATGATCCTCCAAACAATGGAGCCTTTATGATGTTTGAAAGGGTAGTCTGGTCAAAGATGATTCGATCACCGACGCGGAGTTCGTTACTACTAAAGTACTGACTCGCACCAGTGATGCATTTCAAGAACAGTTGGTTGGAATCCGTCTGGATAAGAGTGATATTCAGTCCATCGTTCTGGGTGAACGGTAGACCAATTGGATCTGTTACACTAATCTTCAACTGTTGAAGTGTTGTGATCGGGCTCTGGAAGACAAGTGCCTCGTCATTCCAAGGTTCATAGTCATAGTGCTGAACACCTACGCCAATTGAGAAGTTCGTCTGTGTCCTTGTCCTCTGTGTCATTACTGAAAAAGACCTGCGCATGGCTTCGTTGCCACCCACGTACTTTCCGAGATATTCATTGAGATTGAAGAGGAGGTATGGATAGGTTGAAAAGGTTGAGAAGGACGTTCCTACGATTGCACTCTGAATCTTTCCACCGGCTCCATAGTTCGGATCGGGCGTTGTCACGGTCGAAGGAGTCACAAGGATTGGGACCTGAATAAACTGGCGCTGCGGAAGAAGTGCACGAACAAGCTTGATCGACTGAACATTAGAAGGCAGGAACACACTTCCAAACCCAAGTCCAGAGGGGTTGACTGTATACCCAGTATCATAGGCTAAGAAGTTGCCTTTGGGAAGTGAAGAGTTGTATGCAGGGTAAAAAGTAAGTGTTGCGCCGGGTAGGTACCATCCAGCTGTGTTTGGTTTGCCCGGCTGCGTGTTCAGAACTCCGTTTGAGTCTGAGCCAAATGTGGGAATGAATGGATTGTTCGTATAGACAGGTGGAGAGTATCCGGTAAGAGCCTGGCTTCCAAAGCTATACACGAGATTGCTATACGGATTTGGTTGCTGAACCCAGTTGCGTTGAGATGCATCAATCACAACATAATGCTTCACAGGGACAGTGCGAGGAACTGCTTGGACTGCATTGGCATCATTGCGCGATCCGATATCGGGACCAGCGAACCGGACATCACCCTGAAACTGAACTCCCGCGCGGGCTGCAACGGGTGTTGGAGTTGCAAATGAATAGGTTCCAGTTGCAGCCTGGTCCATAGACCGCAGAATTGCATTGTAGTCCATACTCTTGTTGTTTACACCGACTCTAAATCAGCAAGCCACAGCGCCTGAGCCGTTGTACCGCGCAACAGCTCCAGACGGTTCAGAACGTTCTCACGATCCGCGCGGTGCTTGGCTATGACCTCTGCTGTGAACGAAGACACTGGCAGACGCAGGATCTCTGCATGATGAGTGTACTTGTGCTCCGTCAACAGAGCCTCACACTCCGCCTTCGTCTTGCGGCGCAGATCCGGGACTGGCTTGTCCATGCATTGCCCCTCGATGAAGCGAACGATGTCCTCGTGATACGGAACCTCCTTCTCCAGCTTTTCAATCTGGTGGAGGCGTCGCGTCTCGTACAGGTTGAGGCGCACATCCCAGAACTCATTGAGAATATCGTTCAGAGTATCGTACTTGGTGATGACACCCTTCGCATTGAAGGCATGCATGTTCGTGGTCTTGATCTTCGTTGTCAACGACTTGACCAGCACTGCCTCCTCAATACCCTTGATCCGAATGCAGATGTCGCGGTCTGTCGACGTGTCGCTGAAGTCCTTGATGCGTCCCTCTGCCAACTCCTTCTCCAACCACTCGCGATAGTCCGCAGTCCATGTGCCCGGTGGGAGCTCCGTCACCACGAAGTCGGGGGTCTCTGCAGACGCCCCAGTACCCTTCTCCTTCTTGAATACGCCGACCACGCCCTCCTCCGTATACGTACCCTTGAAGCCCTCGAAGTATGGAACCAGCTTTGTGGAATTGAGTGGAGTTCCTTCCCGGATCTTCCGAATCAACATGTGCTTGATCACCTTCGGATCGCACGGCGGAATGTACGTTGAGTACCCAGTGCCGATACCACGCGAACCGTTAACCAGAAGCATCGGTAGCACCGGCGCATACCACTCGGGCTCAACAGGCAGGCCATCATCGTCGCGATACTTCAGCACATCAAAGTCGTCTGGAGGCAGCAGCTTGCGAACATTCGGCTGTAGGTAGGTGTGAATGTAACGGGGAGACGCCGCATCCTTACCTCCTTGAATGCGTGTCCCGAACTGTCCCTGCGGAACCAGCCACGGAATGTTGTTAGCACCCATGAAGTCCTGCGCCATGCCGACGATAGTCTCGTTCAGCGAGGCCTCGCCGTGATGGTAGCCAGTGTGCTCCGATACGTAGCCTGCAAACTGGGCAACCCTGATCTCCTCCTTGAGATTCCTCTTGAGGGCAGCGAAGAGGATCTTGCGCTGTGACGTCTTCAGTCCATCCATGATCGACGGAATGGAACGCTCCAGATTGTAGTAGCTGAAGTGAATGAGGTCCTTGTGCACGAACTCGTCATACTTGACCTTGTTGCCTGCCGGAACCAACGCAGTGTTGTCGTAGGACTTGAGCCAGGTCTTGCGGTCATCCGCACGCTGCTTGTTGAACGCCAGATCAATCGCCGGATCTGACTCTGGTGTGTAGTCAAACTTCACTGCATTGACCTTGCTGAAGTAATCCTTCGCCTCATCGCGCGTCGATGTGCCAAGCCCCTTGTAGTACTTGACCTTCCAGGTCGAGTTGTCCTTCCTCCACTGTTCGTACTCGTACTGCGAGTAGAAGACCTTTGTCTCCACGTCACCTTTGGCTCCTCCACGAGCCCTCGTCGCCTTCACGATTGGAGTCGCCATATAGGTCAGGAATCCAGGAATCGCGATCAGCTCGTGCCAGAGTTCGTGGAACAGGTTGATTAGCAGACCGCGAATGTGGCTGCCGTCCAGATCCTGATCGGTCATGATCATGATCGACCCGTAGCGCAGATCTGCTACGTTGGTATACTTCTTGCCTGACGTCAGGCCGATGATCTTCTTCAGCTCTGCGATCTCCTTCGTCTGCTCGACTTTGGAATCGCTGGTGTCCTTCACGTTCAGCACCTTGCCCTTGAGCGGGTATACACCGAACGTCTTGCGCTGCTCTTGGCTCAAACCCGAGAGAGCCATCGCCTTTGCTGAATCTCCCTCCGTGAGGATCAGCGTACACTTGGCCGAGTCCTTCGTGCCCGCCAGCACTGCGTCATCCAGCTTGGGGATGCCCGTGATGCGAGACTGCTTCTTTCCATCTGTCTTGGAGTTGTCCTTCGCATCCCTCGCAGACTGCGCCTCCATGATCGTGGTGACCAGGCTCAGTTTGCTCACGATCTTCTTCAGCGTATCCTCGCTCAACTTCGGGGAGCTTCCGAACGCCGACTGCTTGGTC